TCAACAAATCCAGCAGGGGGGCGGGAGTACCTTCTCGCAAATTTCAAGATTTTTGCATGATTTTTTAGGGCAAAATGAGGTGATGTTATGACTAGAGGTAGAAAACCTAATAAGAGACAACTATTGTCTTTGAATCCGAACCCCAGACCATCGACAGTAAACCCATCACCTGTTGAATGGGATGTGAACGACCCAAGAATGCCAGACTGGTTAGATGCAATCGGTCAGAAAAAGTGGCACGATCTTCTGACAGGTCTAAAACCAATGGCTATTCTTTCATCAGTAGATGCTGATGCTATCGCTGTTTATTGTGCGATGTATTCGCAGGTGGTCAGGTGCCAGCAACAGATTAACGATTCAGGTGGATTCATCAAAGAAGATGGCCGACCAAAGAAAAGTGATCCAGCAGTAGATCAGCTAACCAGTTTATCAGCCCGACTTTCCACCCTTGGAAAATCTCTTGGGCTTTCGCCTATGAGCAGATCAAAAATGGTTTCTGATCCTGTGGTTACTCAAGGAAACTGGCTAAAAGATTTATGTGGTGTAGATAATGGGGCATCACCTGATTAAGAAAACAAAGAAAAAGCCTGACCCTCTAATCATTCCATTCATCGAACGAGCCTTGAAACATCACAAGGGTGAATGGTCAGGGAAGAGATTTACCCTTCAAGAATGGCAGAAGGAAATACTGCGTGAAGTGTTTGGGAAAGTTGATAAGCATGGAAACAGGATTATCAGGCAGGTCTATTTGGAAGTTCCAAGAAAAGCTGGCAAAACAACTTTGGCTAGTGCCATAGCATTGTGGCTTTTGATAGAGGGTGAACCAGGAGCAGAGATCTACAGTGCAGCAGCTTCCAGAGAGCAAGCCCACATCTGTTTTGATTCCGCTAAGAACATGGTGGAAGCTTGCCCACCACTAGCTGCTAAACTGCAACCATTCAAAAATACCATCATCTATCCTGACACTAAAAGCTTTTATAAGTCCATTTCAGCAGATGCACATACTGCCCATGGTGGGAACCCTCATGGGATTGTGATTGATGAACTGCATACGCAAAAATCGCGCGAACTTTATGACACTTTGATGACTGGCACCTTAGCTAGAAGGCAACCACTTTGTGTGATGATTACCACTGCAGGAAGTGACAGAACATCCTTCTGCCATGACATGCATTCCCACTGCCTGAAGTGGTTAGATGGAACCATTCAGGACAAAACATTCTACGGCAAAATCTTTGCTGCTGATTTAGATGATGACTGGACCAGTGAAGCAACTTGGCGCAAGGCTAACCCTGGGTTTGGTGTCACAGTTAAGGAAGCTTACTTTCATCAGAAGGTGCAAGAATGTAAAGACAACCCAGCCTTGGAAGCAGCTTTTAGAAGGGATCATTTAAATCAATGGATTGAAACGGATGTTAGGTGGATTAGTCCACTTAAGTGGGATGAATGCCAGATACCCACTCCAGATCTTACTGGGCGTGAATGCTGGGCAGGATTGGATCTAAGTGCAACCATGGATATGACTGCCCTTACACTTTTTTTCCCCAGTGAAAATGAAGATGAACCACACTATGTTCTGCCCTTCTATTGGGCACCTGAGGAAGCTGATAAGTTAAGAGAAAGACTAAACCGATTCAGAATTAAGCCATGGGTTAAGGCTAAAAAAATAACAGCTACTCCTGGTAATCGCGTGGACTATAGGCAGATAAAAAGAGACATCATGGCACTTGGTGAAATATACAAAATTCAAGAGATTGCTTATGACCCTTGGCACTCTGATCAAATTGTTCATGAACTCAGTGACGATTTTAGCATGGTCAAGTTTGGGCAGACCCCAGCAAACTTAAGCCCACCCACCAAAAAACTAGAAGAATGGATACTAGCAAAGCAGATTTCGCACGATGGAAACCCTGTTTTACGATGGAACCTTGGCAACATCAGTGTAAGTCTTGATGATAACAATAACTACAAATTGTCGAAAAAGAAGAGCCGTGATAAAATCGATGGGATTATAGCTTTAGTCATGGGGCTAGGCAGGTGGATGGTTACGGCAGGAGCTGAAACAAAAACTGAAACAACAGGAGCAGGGATTGAATTCCTGTAAATCATGCCATTTAAATCCATCAGATCTTTATTTGCAAACACTGTAAACAAACTGGCTGGATATAGTTTAATAAGCGACTCAGGGTCATGGACCTACACAGGCATAAGCACCACTGGCCAAAATGTTAATCAGGCATCAGCGATGACTTATTCAGCAGTTTGGGCAGCAGTTCGGGCTATCTCTGAAGGTGTAGCCAGTCTGCCCTTGCAGGTATTCCGCAGAGGTCATGATGGTTCAAGATCCAAGGCCAATGACCACCCACTTTACAGAATCCTGCACGACCAGCCAAACCCAGAAATGAGCGCACTTACTTTCCGTGAAACCCTCATGGGGCATGCGCTCGTTTGGGGCAATGGCTATGCAGAAATAGTAAGGGATAAAAACACTGGCAGGGTACAACAACTCTGGCCATTAGATCCATCACTAGTTGAACCTGTGCGTGATGAGAATGGGGAACTGTATTACAAATACGGGTCATTGATCTATCTTGCCACAGAAATTTTGCATATTAAAGGCCTGTCTTTTGATGGGGTAAAAGGCTATAGCGTAATTGCCCAGGCTAAAAATTCAATCGGTCTTGGTATGGCTGTTGAGGAATTTGGATCAACCTTCTTTGGTCAGGGTGGAAAACCTGCTGGGGTCATCTCGGTACCAGGAAAACTAAATTCAGAAGCAATTCAAAACATGCGTAAATCATGGGAAGATATGCATGCCACTGTTAAGAATGCACATCGAGTAGCTATTCTCCAAAATGGTGTGACCTACCAAACAATCGGCACCCCACCCGATGATGCCCAGTGGATTGCATCCCGCAGCTTTCAACTTCAAGAAGTGGCACGATGGTTCAAGATTCCAGCATCCAAGATTGGTGCAGGTGCAGGAACTTACAGCAGTCTTGAGCAAGATAACTTAGCATTCCTTCAGGAAACTTTGCGCCCTTGGTTAATCCGATGGGAGCAGGAAATCAACTTTAAGTTGATTAGTAGCCTTGACCAGCTTTATGCTGAACACAATCAAGATGCACTTCTTAGGGGTGACACTGCAGGCAGATCATCTTTCTATGCTCAGGCTTTGAACTGGGGATGGCTTAGCCGTAATGATGTTAGGGCACTTGAGAACCTTCCAAGCATATCAGGACTCGATGGGTACATGATTCCAAAAAACATGGATCCAGCATTTGGCCCTGGTCAATCACAGGTGGCAGTGGATGCTGCAGCCCTGACTGGGCAGCTTCCAACAAGCCCACAAGACCCAACAGCATCAGCACCAATAGCACCACCTACCGCAGATGTGGCAGCAACAGCTTTAAATGGCGCACAGATCACCAGTCTGGTTGACCTAGTGGCCAAGGTTGGTGAAGGTCTTATCCCGATTGAATCAGCCAAGGCAATTGCCCTAGCATCCTTCCCATTTCTGGATCAGACTATTTTGGATTCCATATTCTCAGGTCTAAAAATTAATCCACCCACACCCGATCCAATCCCAGCACCTGCACCCCAACAAAATGCCTTTGGCTTTGCCAAACTTTTGGAAGCTGCTAGGAAACAGATTAGAAAGATTGAAGCCAATCATCTTGGCCGGATTTCTAATAAGCCTGGGGATTTTATCCCAGCCTTGGAAAAGTTTCTTGAAGCCCACCAAGAGCGGGTCCAGATTATCTTGGAACCTGTAATGGAATTCATCCAGCCAGAATCGGGTGGTGGTGTCCGAGCTGCTGCAGATCATTGTGAAGCATTGAAGGCAGAATGGCTGGACTTAGCTGGATCTGCCACACCAAGAAATCTAAAACTTTTGGCCGATGATAAATTAGTAAACTGGATCGATACCAAAGCTAACTGGGAGAAAACATCATGGTTAAACTAGAAACAAGATACACCGCAGAATTCCGAGTTGAAGCTGATGGGAAGAAACTGGTGGGTTATGCTGCCAAGTTCAGCCCAAACCGATCACAGGACTTGGGTGGATTCCTTGAACAGATTGACCCTAAAGCTTTTACCCGATCACTGGCACAGGGTGCAGATGTTCGCGCACTTATTAACCATGATCAAAACCTAATCCTAGGTAGGTCTACCAGTGGCACTCTTAATCTTTCAGTTGATTCTGAAGGGTTACTAGTTGAGATCACCCCACCAGATACCAGCTATGCAAGGGATCTAATGGTCTCGATGAGCAGAGGAGATGTTACCCAGATGAGCTTTGCCTTTGTGACCAAGAAAGATGCATGGGATAAAGATGGTGATAAGAACATCCGAACCCTGCTCGATGTAGATCTGCATGATGTGTCTGCAGTAACCTATCCTGCCTACCTGAATACTGAAATAGGCCTAAGAAGCTTGTCAAGTTTTTTAGCAGAAAAACAGGAGCAGGAATCAGAGATTCAAAAAAGAATGAATCTGGTCAGTCTGTTAAAAGTAAAATAATCTTGGTTAAGATAACACCCATCCAACCTTTAGCCCCTAGCTAATCCCTAGGGGCTTTTTTTATTCCTTAGTTCACGCAAAGCCATTTCCCTGAACTAAGCAACATCCTTAGTTAATGATCCCGAACTAAAATGCGTGATGATCAATCAAAGCCTTAGTTTCTAGCCATTCAGCATGCGCTGTTTTTCATCATTCCATACAGTTTGACACATTTTAAACCCATGTAAAAATGGGTGTAGCCCTGCAGTATTTACGCAAGGTGGCCGCTGGAGCATTCCAGTAGGTGCCACTGCGTACAAGCGGGCACCTTGAAGAACTCTTTTTCAAGGAACAATACTTATGAGTATTTCAGAAATCAAAGCTTTGCAGCTTGATCGCATCGAGAAAGTTAACTCGATGGAAACTTTGGCAGCCAGGGCATTGACCCCAGAGGAACAAACTTCCTTTGATAATCTTGCAGCATCTGTTGCAGATATCGATGTGAGACTTGCAGTCTTAGAAGATAATGCTGCTGGCAGTGCATCCATCCAACAGAATTCAGAAAAGCTGGAAGCTGTCAAACGCAGTGTAAGAAAGTCTGCACCGATTTCAGCACCCAACTTTGTTGCTGATCTTTCCGATAAAAAATCCAAACGCACCAAATCTAATGCTGTGCGTGGTTGGTTCCTTAGAGGCACCAGAGGTTTCAGGTCTGAATTTGCTGCAGCAGCAAATGAAATTGGGCTAGACCTTAATTCCAATGAACTTAATCTTGAAGCTCGTGCCCAGGGTATTGGTTCTACTGGCATCGGTGGTGCCTTGGTTAATGATGAATTCTATGGCACTTTGACCCAAGCTATGCGGGATTATAATGCAGTGCGCCAAGTGGCAACTGTAATCAGCACTAGCAATGGTTCAAACATTCAAATGCCATGCTTAGATGATACTTCCAATGCTGGAACGCTCATTGCAGAAAATGGTTCAATCAGTGAAGTCGCTTTGACTTTCACCAACAAAACCATGGCAGCTTATAAATTTTCATCGGGTCAGGTTTTGACCAGTTATGAACTTATGCAAGATGCCTTGATTGATGTTGAAAGCCTTGTTGCAGAACAAGCCGGGATTAGGATCGGGAGAATTCAGGAAAGCTTATTCACCACTGGTACTGGATCATCCCAGCCCCAAGGTATTGTGGTTGGTTCTGCTGCTGGTAAAACAGCTAGCGCAACTAATGCAATCACTGTGGACGAAATCATTGATTTGGTGTTCTCTGTAGACCAGGCATATAAGACCACTGGCAATGTTGGTTTCATGTGTCATCCTTCCATCTTGGCAGCCATTGCCAAATTGAAAGATGATAACGGATCACCAATCTTCAGCCAGACCTATGCAGGTGCAGATGCCAGAGTTCCAACAATCATGGGTTATCCTGTGACTTTGAATTCCAACATGGCATCTTCCTTATCTGCTGCAGGTAAAGTTTTGCTGTTTGGTGATTTCAGCAAATACTTTGTCCGTGATGTTGCAGGTGATGGTGGTATAACCATTGTGCGCCAATCAGAAACCTATGCGACATCTGGCCAAATTGGTTGGGTGGCTATCGCTAGATCTTCTGGTTTGCTTTTGAGCGCAAATGCAACCACTTATAACCCTGTTAAACACCTAATCATGGCGGCATCGTAATGCTAGTAACTATTTTAAAAAACCTGTCTGGCTTGGGAAAATCCTTCCAAACCAGACAGGTGGTTGATCTCCCTGATGATGTAGCTTCTGAGTGGTGCAGGATTGGTTATGCCAGCCCTGCATTACCAGCAGTTAAAGAAAAATCAGTTTCAAAAGTCATACCTGAGGTAAGAGACCATGGAAATCAAGGGCAGAATTCAGGTAGTGACACCACCGATAACCGAACCTCTGACACTGCAAGAGGTAAAAAACCATCTAAGAGTTGATGGCAATTATGATGATGCGCTTTTATCTAGCTGCATCACCAGTGCAAGGATGTACTTTGAATCGCAGTGCGAAATATCCATAGCCAGTCAAGAACTCCTACTGGCTTTGGATTCTTTCGATGACATAGTTTATCTTCCAAGAGGCCCAGTCCAATCAGTAGAAGATATCAGCTACGCAGACTCAGAAAACAATCAAGATTCAATGGCTGACTGGATAGAAGACCTAGTGTCTAACCCTGCAAGAATTACCCCTGCTTTTGGGCAATCATGGCCAGCAACCGCAGAAGTAGTTAATGCTGTGCAAGTCAGTTACACCACTGGCTACACCACCCCTAGCATGGTGCCTAAATTGCTGAAATCTGGGATGTTGTTCTATGTGGCCCATCTCTATGAAAACCGATCAGCGGTCACAGATGGTGACCTTAAAGAAGTTCCTATGGCTGTGGAATCTATCATCCAACAGTACACCTCAGGGATCTACCACTAATGCGCCCAGGACTATTGCAGTATAGGGTGGAGATCCAAACACAGACATCCACTAGCGATGCCATGGGTCAACCTGTAAACACTTGGAAAACCACTCAAACACGCTGGGCAGGTGTAATGCCACTCACATCCAGAGAAGGATTCTTTGCAAAATCAGTCAGGCCAGAACTATCCCACAGGATCACTCTGAGATGGTTTGATGGTTTGGAACATGGGCACCGGATTAAAATGGATGCGCGAATCTTTGATATTGCAAGCATCATTAATGTGGATGAGGGCAACCATACTTTGCAGGTGGACTGTGTTGAGGTGGTGAGCTAATGAGCAAACTAGATAGATCCATCCTTTTTAAAAAAGGTCAAACCAAGATAGAAGGACTTGATCAGTTAATATCAAAATTCAAGGAATTAACTGGTGGCAAGTCTGATACCAAGCTTGTATCAGCCATGCGCTATGCCTTGCAGCCCTTGCAAAAGCAAGTCAGGGCAAATGCACCCAAACAAAGAAGCAATAAAAACAAGTCTGGTAGAACTGGCCTACTTAGAAAATCAATTGCAGTTAAGGCTAAAAAGTTTGGCAGGGGAAGTAAAAAGAAAATATTAGGACTAGTGGGTCCAAAGTTCAGTACATCGATCACATTAAAAAATGGTCTTAAAATTGAACCTTTTCGCTATGCTCACTTAGTGGAAAGAGGCGCAGCATCACACACAATTTCACCAAGGCGCAAAGAAAAACAGAAAAGCTTTGTGGGTCCAGTTATGCCTGGCAGATTTAAAAGCTGGCAGCATCCTGGTGCAACAGCAAAACCATTCATGAAGACTGCGCTTGCTGCTGCTGGATCACAAATATTCAATAGATTCTCAGAAAAGATGGCTGAAATTATCTCTAAAATAGGGGTAAAGAAATGATTGAAGCTGATTTTTATTCCTACCTGACAGGTGAAGGATCTATCACAGCACTGCTGGGAACTAGGATCTATCCAGATGCCAGCCCGCAGAATGCACTGTTGCCACTTTTGGTATATGAAAAAACATCTGTTGATCGGCAGTTGACTTTGCGTGGGGCAACAGGTGTTTGCACTGCAAGGATCACTTGTGACATTTTTGCTACAAGCCGTACAGTTTGCGAATCGATAGTTGAATCAATTAGACTAAGGGTAGATGGGTTTCAGGGAAACTGGGACACCACTTACATCCATCAGTCCAGATTGGATTCGCAGGATGTGGGGTGGGATCTAGAATCTGCAAAGGATACTGGGATCCACCGAGCAACGATTGATGTGGTGGTCTTATTTACTGAAACTGTAACCGACTTTTTTGGAGGCTAGAACTATGGCTGTTCAATCTACTTATGGTGTTACCCTTACTGCTGGTTCTGCTGTTGCTGAGGTGATATCCATCACTCCACCAGTTAGCAAAATTGGTTCGATTCAGGTGACTAACCTAAGCACATCTAATCAAGCTCATGAATTTATAGCTGGATTAGAGGATGCAGGTGAAATGAGCTTTGAATGCAATCTGACCTCTGCAAATTTTGCTGCATTAAATGCAATCGCAGTAGCCAGAACGGAATCAGCTTTTGTAATTGCAATTCCTGCACCCATATCTTTTTCAGTTACTGTTAATGGATTTATCACTAGCAGGGGCATCAGTTCCATTGCTGTGGGTGATGAGCTTATTAAGTGTACTTTCACTGTCAAAGTCTCGGGTATTTGTTACCCAGACTAATTAGGAGCTTTTTAATATGGCTTTATCTCGATCACAGATCCTTGCTAAAAAAGACAACTTGCCTAGGCAGGAAGTTTTGGTAACCGAGTGGGAAGGATCTGTTTGGGTCA